CTTAATGAACCTGATGATTTTTTAAAAGTCCGTGAGACTTTAACAAGAATTGGTGTAGCATCAAGAAAAGAAAAGAAGATATATCAATCATGTCATATATTACATAAGCAGGGAAGATATTATTTGGTTCATTTTAAAGAGTTATTTGCATTGGACGGTAAACATGCAAATCTTACTCAGAATGATGTTCAGAGAAGAAATCGTATTGCTCAATTACTTGCTGATTGGGGTTTAATTGGTATAGTAGATGCTGATAAAATACAAGATATAGCACCTTTAAATCAGATTAAAGTATTAGCATATAGAGATAAAAGTGAGTGGATACTTGAGACGAAGTATAATATAGGTAGTAAGAAAAAGAAACCTGAAGAATGAATGGTCGTTTAGACAAGGTAGAGATGACTGCTAAAGTCACAAGGATGAAAAATGGGGTAGATAGTAAAGCATGGTATCCAGAGTGGGATAACCGTCAAAGAGGTGCTGCTTCCCGAATACTTACCAACGTATTAGAACAATTAGATGAGTATTGGATGTAGAAACCGAACTGGTTTTAATTGTATGTGTGATTAAATAGTAGTGTCGCCGTAAGGGACAACATTTAACACTCGCTTTTAAAGGAGAACCATGAACGCACTACAACGTTATCACGCTGCCAATCTTCCAGAATTAATGGAAAGGATTCAAAAGAATGGAATAGGAATGGATGATTACCTAAACCGATTCTTTGATACAGACTTTCCACAATCAAATTATCCACCATATAATTTAATACAATTAAATAATCATGAATCAAAATTGGAGATCGCACTTGCGGGGTTTAAGAAAGATGAACTCAAAGTCTTCACGGAGTTTGGAAAACTATATGTCAAAGGCAGTAAAGAAGAATCAGAAGTTGATGGAACGTTTGTCCACAAAGGATTGGCCCAACGAAGTTTTGAACGAGTGTGGACGGTCACCGACGATACGGAGGTTGGATCCGTCAAGTTTGAAGACGGACTCCTCACCGTGGAGTTAAAGAAGATAGTTCCAGAACATCATGCACGTAAAGAATATCTCTAAATACAAATGAGTTCGAGATGGATCAGGGTTCCTTGACGGAACCCTTTTTTATTGGTATAATATAAAGGATTAAAACGAAAAATGTCTATTAAACTTGCTTTATTAAAATCAGGGGAAAATGTAATTGCTGATATTAAGGAACTTATATCAGAAGAAAAGGTTTGTGGATATTTATTTACAAAACCTTATTTTGTTAGTACAAGAAAAGCTCCTATATTAACTGAAGAAAAGGAACCCCTTAATTCTTCTAATTTAGAGGTTGCTTTTGAACCGTGGATTGTATTATCAAAAGATAAAAAAATTCCTGTTAGGATGGATTGGGTTGTTACAATTGTAGAACCACTAGATAGTATTACAAAAATGTATGAGGAAAGGGTAAATGGAGAACAAGGTGAGATTGATCAAGATAATAGTTCTGGCGAACCAACAACTCTTATTGAGTGAAATTGAGGAGGTTCCTTCTGAATTAGGAGAACCTGATTGTAGATTGGTCAATCCTTTTGTTTTTAGAGATGATAAATCTTTGGAACCATTTTTAGATGGATATTCTAAGGAAAAGACATTTATGATAAGTTCTGATAAAATAATTACATTAGCACAACCTACACCTACATTACTTGAAGAGTATCAGGACATTACTAAATAATGAGATTTTACACAAACGTTCAGATGGTTGGAGACAACTTCTTGGTTCGTGGTGTCGAAAATGGTAGACACTTTGCAACCAGAGAAAAGTTTTATCCAACCCTTTTTGTCTCTTCTAATAAGAAGAGTAAGTATAAGACTTTAGAAGGTGAGTATGTAGAACCTGTGGAACCTGGTTCTGTGAGAGATTGTCGTGAGTTTATAAAGAAATATGATGGAGTAGAGAACTTTAGGATATATGGTAATGAGAGATTTATATACCAGTATATTTCTGAAAAGTATCCAGAGGAAGAGATAAAGTTTGATACAAGTCAGATTAAGATAACCACAATTGATATTGAGGTTGCGTCAGAGAATGGATTCCCTGATGTAGAATCTGCTGCAGAAGAAGTTTTACTCATAACATTACAGGATTATAATACAAAACAGATTCGCACATGGGGGTTAGGTCCGTTTAATAATAAGCAAGAGAATGTAATATACAAATCATTCAGAACTGAGTATGAACTTCTAACTTCCTTTATTAACTGGTGGATGATTGAGGAGAATACACCAGAGGTTATTACTGGGTGGAATAGTGAGTTGTATGATATTCCATATTTGGCTCGCCGTTTGGATAGAATACTTGGTGAGAAGTTAATGAAACGTTTGTCACCTTGGGGGTTAGTCACAGAAAGAGAGATTCATATTATGGGTCGTAAGAATATTACTTATGATATTGGTGGAGTTACTCAGTTAGATTATCTCAATCTTTATAAGAAGTTTACTTATAAGGCACAGGAATCTTACAGGTTGGATTATATTGCTAGTGTAGAACTTGGTCAGAAGAAGTTGGATCACAGTGAGTTTGATACATTTAAGGACTTCTATACAAAAGGTTGGCAGAAATTTGTTGAGTATAATATAATTGACGTGGAACTTGTTGACCGTTTGGAAGACAAGATGAAACTGATTGAACTTGCCATAGTTATGGCATATGACGCAAAGGCAAATTATGCTGATGTGTTCTCTCAGGTTCGTATGTGGGATACCATAATTTATAATTATTTAAAGAAGAGGAATATTGTTATTCCTCCTAAAGAAAGATCCGATAAGGACGCAAAATACGCAGGTGCATATGTCAAGGAACCGATTCCAGGAAAGTATGATTGGGTTGTTAGTTTTGATCTCAACAGTCTGTACCCTCACCTTATTATGCAATATAATATTTCCCCAGAGACCATCAGAGAAGTTCGCCATCCCAGTGCGAGCGTTGAGGGGCTCTTAAACCAGGATATAAAGATTGATGGAGATTATGCTGTATGTGCTAATGGAGCACAATATAGAAAGGATGTGCGTGGGTTTTTACCAGAGTTGATGGAGAAGATTTATAAGGATAGAACGATATACAAGAAGAAGATGCTTGCCGCAAAACAGGAATATGAAAAGAAAAAAACAAAGACACTTGAAAAAGAAATTGCCAGATGTAATAACATTCAGATGGCTAGGAAGATTCAACTTAACTCTGCTTATGGTGCTATTGGCAATCAGTATTTTCGATATTACAAACTGGCTAACGCTGAAGCCATTACCTTAAGTGGACAAGTTTCTATTCGTTGGATAGAAAATAAGATGAATGCCCACATTAATAAGATTTTAAAAACTGAGGGTGAAGATTATGTTATTGCTTCAGATACTGATTCCATTTACCTTAATATGGGCCCTTTGGTTGACGCTGTATACAAAGGCAGAGAGAAAACTAATGAGGGCGTTGTCACGTTCCTTAATAAGGTGTGTGAGTCTCAATTTGAACCTTTTATTGAAGGTTCTTATGAAGAATTGGCCAGGTATGTAAATGCCTATGATCAAAAGATGTTTATGAAGAGGGAGAATATTGCTGATAGAGGTATATGGACTGCCAAGAAAAGATATATCTTAAATGTATGGGATAGTGAGGGTGTTCGATATGAAGAACCTAAGTTAAAGATGATGGGTATTGAGGCAGTCAAGTCCTCTACACCAGCACCTTGTCGTAGTATGATTAAGGATGCTCTCAAACTTATGATGAATGCTACAGAAGACGATGTTATTGATTTTATTGATAAGTGTCGTAAGGAATTCAAAACACTTCCACCAGAAGATATAGCATTTCCACGCACAGCATCTGATGTTCGTAAGTATCAGGCATCTTCTACAATCTATGCGAAAGGAACTCCTATACATATACGGGGTGCGTTACTATTCAACCATTATGTTAAACAGAAAAAGTTGACTAATAAATATTCACTCATCGGTAATGGAGAGAAAGTCAAGTTCCTCTATCTTAAGAAACCGAATATCATACAAGAGAATGTGTTATCCTTTATTCAGGATTTCCCTCATGAACTTGGACTTGACAAATACATCGACTATGACCTACAATTTGAGAAGAGTTTTGTAGAACCTCTTAAAGCAATTCTTGATGCCATAGGTTGGAATGTTGAGAAAACTGTAAACTTAGAACTATTTTTTTCTTAATGGAATTACCTATCAACGATAAAGATTTATCAATAATAGTTAATGCTCTATCTTTAGGGGGAGATGCTAGACTATATCATCTTTTAAAAGAGGTAAAGGAAGTCAGGGAACTTTATCCTGATGGACCTTATAAGAAAATTTTACGTGAAGAAAGAGGAATTAGTATTTAATGGATTTTTTGAAAGAAATTGTAAAAGAAATTGGAGACGAATACACCCAAATCGCAGCAGACATCCAAGAAAACGAACGATTCATCGACACGGGTTCATACATCTTTAATGGATTGGTGTCGGGTTCCATTTATGGTGGCGTATCTAGCAATCGCATTACTGCCATCGCTGGTGAAACCTCTACTGGTAAAACGTATTTTTCCCTTGCTATGGTCAAGAACTTTCTTGATTCTAATCCTGATGGTTACTGTCTTTATTTTGATACTGAAGCAGCAGTCAATAAGGGATTACTTGAGTCTCGTGGTATAGATATGAACCGCCTAGTGGTGGTTAATGTAGTTACTATTGAAGAGTTTAGAAGTAAGGCACTTCGTGCTGTAGATATATACTTAAAAAAGAGTGAAGATGAACGCAAACCTTGCATGTTTGTGTTAGACTCTCTAGGTATGCTTTCTACAGAGAAAGAGATTAGAGACGCATTGGATGATAAACAAGTAAGAGATATGACCAAATCTCAACTTGTAAAGGGGGCGTTTAGAATGCTTACTCTCAAACTCGGTCAAGCAAACATTCCACTTATAGTAACAAATCACACCTACGATGTCATCGGATCTTATGTCCCAACTAAAGAAATGGGAGGAGGCTCTGGTCTCAAATATGCCGCAAGTACGATCATTTAT